CGCCTGAGTTCAAGGCGTGGTTCGACGACAGCAAGGTCGTCGACGCGAACGGCCAACCCCTGGTCGTGTACCACGGGACCGATCAAACCGACGATTTCAACGACGGCGAAGCGATCATCCAGTTCATGGACTTCCGGCCGGTGTGGTTTGCCACCAGCACCTACACGTCAGACGGGTACACCAACCCCCGCGGCATCGGGTCGCCTACGACCTACCCGGTCTACCTATCGATCAAGAACCCGCTGCGCCTTTCATTCGACATGGACGACACGGACGCGTCTGCGGCAATGTCTGCAGCGCGCCGCCTCGGCGTCAGCGCAGAAGACGTCGAGACCTACGCCGACGGCCCGGCCTACGACCTGGTGCGCTCACGCCCGTTCGTCGAGGCTGCGCGGGCAAAAGGTTATGACGGCATCGCGGTCAAGGAAGGGGGTGAACTCACCTACGCCGCCTTTGACTCCACGCAGATCAAGAGCGCAATCGGCAACCGCGGCACATTCGACCCCACCGACCCCAGCATCCTGAACCAAGGCCCCCGTGGCACCTTCGCCCCGGCCAACCTCGAGCTCGCGCTCAACGAGAACGCGGACCTCTCCACCTTCCTGCACGAGACCGGCCACTTCTTCCTGGAGGTGATGGCCGACCTGTCCAGCCAGCCTGGCGCGCCGGCTGACATCGCCGACGACATGGGCAAGCTGCTCAAGTGGTTCGGCGTCAAGGACCTGGAGACCTGGAACGCGCTGCCCCTGGACAGCAAGCGCCCCTACCACGAGCGCTTCGCCGAGTCCTTCGAGCAATACCTCATGGAGGGCAAGGCACCCAGCGTCGAGCTGCAGCCGCTGTTCCGCAAGTTCCGCGCGTGGTTGCTCAACGTCTACCGGTCGATCAAGGCGTTCGTGGACGGGCGCGACGCGACCACCGGCATCCAACTCTCCGACGAGATCCGCCAGGTGTTCGACCGCATGCTGGCGAGCCAGGAGCAGATCGCCCAGGCCGAGGAGGTGGCGGGCCTGCTGCCCGAGGAGGACGCCACCGCCGAGGCGCTGGAGAAGCTCACCGCGCGCTCGTTGCGCGACCTGAAGTGGACGGTCAACGCCCGGGCCAAGGCGATCAAGGAACTGCAGAAGCAGGCCGCCACGCTGCGCAAGGGGGTCGAGGCTGAGGTGCGTGCGGAGGTGGAGGCGCAGCCGATCTACCGCGCCATGCAGTGGCTCAAGCGCGGCGAGACTACCGACCCGGTGACCGGCGAAACGGTCAAGGCTGAGAAGGGTTTCCGCCTGGCCACTGAAGTGCTGGCCGAGATGTTCCCGGAGACCATGCTGGCCCGACCCGACCTGGATCGGCTCAAGGGCATGACGGTCAAGGGTGGCCTGCACCCTGACCTGCTTGCCGACATGTTCGGCTTCGAGAACGGCGAGACCCTGGTGCGCAGCATCATCGACGCCGAGCCGATCGCCAGCGTGATCGAAGGCATGACCGACCAGCGCATGCTCGAACGCCACGGCGACCTGATCGACCAGCGCGCCATCGAGGAGGCGGCCAACGAGGCCGTGCACAACGAGGCCCGCGCACGCAGCCTGGCCACGGAACTGAAGTCCCAGGCCGAGGCACTGAACCCGCGCAAGGACACCGGCCAGACCAACGCCGCCGGCAGCAAGATCACGGTCAACGCACTGGTCGAGGCGGCCAAGCAGTTCGGTGCCAACATCGTGTCCAAGACCCCGCTGCGGGATCTGAAGGCCAAGGCCGCCGAGCACACCGCCGCCGAGCGCCGCGCCGGCAAGCGCTGGACCGAGGCGACCACTGCGGGCAAGACCGAGGAAGCGATCAAGGCCAAGCAGGACCAGATGCTCAACCACGCAGCCGCCCGTGCTGCGATGGATGCGCAGGCCGAGATGCGCAAGATGCTGGAGTTCTTCCGCAAGGTGGTGAAGGACGGCAACGAGAAGACGGTCAGCAAGGGCCGCGACCCTGACGTGGTCAACGCGGCGCGCGCCATCCTGGGCGCCTACGGCATCGCACCCAAGGGTGCGAAGACGGCGATGGAGTACATGGCACTGGTCGAGAAGAACGACCCGGCCATGTTCGCAGCACTGCAGCCCAGTATGCAGGGCGCGCTCAACATGGCGCAGCCGCTCGAGGCACTGACCATGGACGAGCTGCGGGGCCTGCACGAGGAGATCCAGGCCATGTGGCACCTGGCCAAGCGCAGCCGGCAGATGGAAGTCGACGGCAACATGGTCGACATCGACGACGCAGCCGACGAGCTGCAGACCCGCATGCAGGCCATCGGCGTGCCCGACACGATGCCGGGCGACACGAGCGCCATCACCCCACGCGAGAAGGCCACCCGCGCTTTGCAGTTTGCAGGCTCACTCCTGCGCCGCACAGAGCAGTGGGCTGCAGGTATGGGCAAGGAGTTCACCCGCCTGGTCTTCCAGCCGGTGAAGGACGCCGCCAACGCCTACCGCGCTGACCGGGTAAAGTACCGCAAGGCCTACCAGGCGCTGGTGGACAACGTGGCGCCCGCGCTCATCGCAGGCCCGATCGCCGCGCCCGAGCTCGGCTACACCTTCGGCAAGGGCCACAACGGCATCGGCCACGCCGAGCTGCTGCACGCGATCCTGCACACCGGAAACGAGAGCAACAAGCGCAAGCTGCTGCTGGGCCGTGGCTGGGCCACCCAGAACGAAGACGGCACGATGGACACCAGCCGGTGGGATGCCTTCCTGCAGCGCATGCACAACACAGGCACGCTCAACAAGGCCCACTACGACTTCGCGCAGAACGTGTGGGATCTGCTCGAGCAGACCAAACCACTGGCCCAGAAGACGCACCGCGACGTGTTTGGTCGGTACTTTGCCGAGGTCACGGCGGATACATTCGAGACCCCGTTCGGCAGCTACCGTGGCGGCTACGTCCCCGCGCAGGCCGACCCCCGCATCGTCACCGACGCGGACCTGCGCAAGCTCGCCGAGGCCGAAAACGAGAGCATGGCGTTCTCGTTCCCCGGCACCAACAAGGGATTCACCAAAGGGCGCGTCGAGTACAACCGCCCGCTGATGCTGGACCTGCGCACGATCGGCCAGCACATCGACAAGGTGCTGCTGTTCTCGCATATGGAGCCGGCGGTGCGAGACGTGCAGAAGCTGCTGTCGCAGAAGGGCGTGAGCTATAGCCTGAGCCGCATCGACCCGACCATCTACGCCGGCATGCTGACCCCCTGGCTGAACCGCAGCGCGCGCCAGATCGTCGAGACCCCGATCGTGGGCGACGGCGGCATCTCGCGCGTGCTCTCGGCGGCGCGCAACCGCGCAGGGATGGCGCTCATGTTTGCCAACGTCAGCAACGCGCTGCAGCAACTCAGTGGTTTCCTGAGCGCGATGTCCAAGCTCAAGGCCGACAACCTCAATTCCAACATGATGGCGGCCACCGCGCAGTTCATCGCGAGCCCGAAGCAGACCGCCAAAGCAGTGGCCGATGCCAGCCCCTTCATGGCGAGCAGGATGGAGAACGAGATCGCGGCGATCAACGATGCCATGGATGCGATCCTGCTGGACCCCAGCCTGTACGAAAAGGCGCAGGCCTGGACCCAGAAGCACGCCTACTTCCTGCAGACGGCGATGGCCAACACGATGGAGCCGATCATCTGGACGGCGGGCTACAACGGTGCCTTGCAAAAAGGCATGACCGAGAAGGAGGCGGCGCGCTACGCCGACGGTCTGATCCGCACCACCCAGGGGTCGACCCTGCCCGAGGACGTGAGTCGAATCGAGACAGGCCCCGCCTACGCGCGGATCTTCACGCAGTTCATCGGCTACTTCAACATGATGGCCAACACCAACGCGACCGCGCTCATGCAGATCTCGCAGGAGATGGGTCTGAAGAAGGGCGCGGGCAAGGCCCTGGGCGTCGTCACGCTCGGCATGCTGGCCCCGCTGTGGGTGGCCGAGGCGATCGCCCAGGCCATGCGCGGCGGCCCCGAGGACGAGGACGACGACGGCTACCTGGACGACTGGCTGGCGGCCGTGTTCGGCATGGGCACGATCAAGGGGACGCTGGCCATGGTGCCCTTCGTTGGGCAGTTGGCCAACGCCGCGATGAACAGGTTCAACAACAACCCGGCCGACGACAAGGTCAGCCTGTCACCAGCGGTGAGCCTGCTTGAGGCAAGCGCTGGCGTGCCCAAGCTGGTCTACCAGGCGATCGCCGACCCCGAGAAGATCAACGCACGCAACGCCGTGCGCGATGTGGCCAGTGCGGTGAGCATCGCGACCGGGCTGCCCGCAGTGGCTGTTGCCCGACCGCTGGGGTATCTGGCGGGCGTTGCCGACGACAGGATCGAACCGACCGGCCCGGCGGACATGGCGCGGGGTCTGATCACCGGCACGCCGAGCCCCGAAAGCAAGTAGTGGTGTCCGTGTTGGAGACCCCGCCCTCTACCATTCGGTAGTCGCAGGAGTCCCGCACAATGACGATCCCATCCACCGCACGCAAGGCCGGGCCCCTGCTCGGGAACGGCAGCCAGACCGCGTGGCCGTTCACGTTCCGAGTGTTCTCTGCAGGCGATGTCGCGGTGACGATTGCCAACGCCATCGGCGTGGAGACCCTGTTGGTGCTGGACACCGACTACTCGGTCGCGCTCAACCCCAACCAGAACACGACCCCAGGCGGCACGGTCACCTACCCCATCAGTGGCACGCCGCTGGCCACGGGCAGCGTGCTGACGATCACGGGCGATGTCGACTACGACCAGCCGCTCGCGGTGCCCACCGGCGGCAATTTCAATCCGGTCGCGTTCGAGCGCCAGCTCGACCGCATGGTCATGCAGATCCAGCAGCTGCGCGAGGCGCTAGGCCGAGCGCTGCTTATTGGTGTGACATCCGGGTCGAGCACCGCGCTGCCTCCCCCTGCAGCCAGCAACATCATCGGCTGGAACTCCAGTGGCACTGCACTGCAGAACACGCCCCTGTCCGAACTGGCCACCGCGATCGCGTTCGCCACCTACCGGTACGACACGTTCACAGGCGATGCGGTCCAAAACACGTTCGCACTGTCGGCCGACCCAGTAAGCCTTGGCAACATTGATGTGTCGGTGGACGGCATCACCTACGTGCCGGGCGTGGACCACCTGCTGGTGGGTGCCTCGCTGGTCTTCACCACCCCGCCGCCCAACGGTGCCGAGATCCTCGCGCGATACGGGGAGGGCATGGGTGCTGGTTACGAGGGCAGCACCGACATCCTCAACATATTTACCAAGAACCAGTCCGTGGCGCCAGTAGCGCTGACCCCGGGTGCGACGGTAAACGTCAATGCGTCACTGTCGAACAACTTCACACTGACACCCAACCAGAACTTCACGTTAGCCGAACCGACCAACGCGACCAACGGCATGGTGTGCAACTTCGTGTTCACGCAACCGGCCACGCCTCGCACGATAACATTCAACGCAGCGTGGCAATTTGCTGGAGGCACGGAGCCGACTCTGACCGCTGCGGCAGGAGCCATTGACTTCATGTCCGCTTACTACCACGGGGCAACCGCCAAGTGGTTCTGCGTCATGAACAAAGACTTCAAGGCCTGACGTGTTTACGGTAGGCCCGAACTTTTTTAGCTCCGGTGTAGCGGGGGTCCCCCCGGCCTCCTTGGGGGCGATCTCTCCAACCGGGCTGTCGGTGTGCCGCATAGACGCTACTCGTGCGCTTGTGACATACAACAACAACGCCTTCACACAAACCTTTGCCGTAGTGGCTACGGTGGTTGGCTCCGAAGTGGTGGTTGGCACCCCTGTCAGCCTTACGGACGGCACGATCAACTGGGTCAATAACGCGCGCCCATTGAACGACGCCGCTGGCGACGGAGAGTACGTCCTGTTCGGCCAGAGCACTGGCGGCTCAAACCTGTTTGCCAGAGTGATCAACGTCTCAGGGACCACAATCACTTTGCCGTACTCCACGTATTCTGTGTTCCCAGGCGTCGGCTCTGCGAGCACTTACGGCGAGGTTCTCAGCCCAACTCAGATAGGCGCTGTGTTCCAGCAAAGCGGGGGCGGGTTCATCCGGGGGATTGCCGCCACCGTGGCGTCCGGGGTTGTGACCTGGGGCACGTCAGTTGTGGCCTCTAGAACTGGGCCTGCCAACTTCAGACCAAAGGGTTCTCCCCCCAAGCGAGTCAGCGGCGGCGTGGACGTGTGGTTCGACATGTACGACGGCGTGCTGGCTACGAACCTGAACGTGGTCAGATTTTCCTTTGTTGGCACTACCTGTACCGTCGGCACTCCGTGGATGCCGGCCGCGTCTGGAGATCGCATTCAAACATGGGTGAGTTCTCCGCCTTCCATCGGGATGGGGGCTGTTGCACAGACAGGACTGCACGCCTCCGGAATGGCGATGCTATACCGGGATTTTGGCACCGGGACACTTGCCAGCGTGCGTGGAGAGTTCAACAGCGGGGTCACTGGCTCTTACAACCACGGAGACTCTGCGCCTTATTTCGTGCAGGCGTCTCCACCGGCACCGTATGCGCCCCCGCCTATTGCGAGCGTCTATCTCGGCACAGACACCTCCATCAGCGTTGCCTCCAACCCGTCCTTTACCAATTACACAGTTACCTACCGGGACGGCATTGCCGGCTACTACTACACATGCTCTTTGAGCGGGGAAATCGACCCGGTTGCAAACCCGGTGTTGTTCGCGGCGTCTGGTCTGGGGACCACTTCGTCTGTCGTGCACACCTACCTCTCGTCCACGGTAATGCTGCTGCTGTACCGCTCGCACCTCACCCCCTTCAGCCTGGTCGCGCTGCCACTTGCGCCGGCATAGGGCGTACCGTATGGCAACCCAGGATTAAAGAATGACTGTTCAAGAAACCCCCACCACTGACCGCCGCCGCGACGAGGGGCACATCTACGCGCAGAGGTTCGCCTCTATCGACAACAAGCTCGACGACATCGGCAACGCGCTAATCACGTTGGCGCGCATCGATGAGAGGCAGATCGCCATCAGCGAGAACCTGGTCAAGGTGATCGACACACAGAACCTGCACAGCGACCGGCTTTCGTCGGTCGAGCGCTTGATACCACCTCGGCTTGAAGAACGGCTGCACACCGTGGAGACGGCAATGCCGGGGCTCAGAGAGGCCCGCAGCTGGGTGGTGAAGGGTGTGCTGTCTGGCGTCGGCATGATCGGCCTGGCCGTGGTGGCGCTGGTGCTCAAATGAGTGTCGACACCTACCTCGACGCGCTGATCGCCCGCGAGGGCGGCTACGTCGACCACCCGGCTGATCGTGGTGGCGCCACCAACTGGGGCATCACCGAGCAGGTGGCGCGTGCGTTCGGCTACCACGGCCGGATGCAGGACATGCCGCGCTCGGTCGCGAAGCAGATCTACGTCGAGCGCTACTGGGTCGCGCCAGGCTTCGTGCACGTCAACGACCACAGCGCAGCGGTCGCCGAGGAGCTGCTCGACACCGGTGTGAACATGGGCCCGGCGGTGGCGGGGCGGTTCCTGCAGCGCGCTCTCAACGCCTTCAACCTCGAGGGCAAGACCTACCCCGACATCACGGTGGACGGCGTGATCGGGCGCATGACCATCGCCGCGCTGCGTGCGTTCCTCGCGCACCGCGGCAAGGACGGGCACCTGGTGCTGGTGCGCGCGCTCAACGCGCAGCAGGGCGAGCGCTACCTGGAGATCGCCGAGGGGCGTGCCAGCCAGGAAGCGTTCACGTTCGGCTGGTTCCTGCACAGGGTGGCCTGATCATGGACTGGCTCAAGACCATCGCGCCGATGATCGGCACCGCACTCGGCGGCCCACTGGGCGGCGCCGCTGCGGCGTTCCTGGCCGACAAGCTCGGCATCGAGAGCAAGACCATCGAGTCCGTGACCGAGGTGCTGAACTCGGGGCGCATGACCGCGGACCAGATCGTGGCCATCAAGCTCGCCGAGATCGACTTCCAGAAGTTCTTGAAGGAACACGACATCAAGGTCGAAGAGGTGCACGCGCAGGACCGCAGCGACGCACGCAAGATGAACACCGCCACCGGTAGCCCCGTGCCCGCGGTGCTCTCGCTGATGGTGACCCTCGGCTACTTCGGCATCCTGGTCGGCATGATGACCGGCGTGCTGAACGTGGCCGACAGCCAGGCGCTGCTGATCATGCTGGGTTCGCTAAGTACTGCCTGGGGCATGGTCATGGCCTTCTGGTTCGGCACCACGAAGTCGAGTTCCGAGAAAAACGAGATCATCGCCCGGTCTCAAACCGCGAAGTAGCGCACCGAAAGGGAGAGCATGAGCAATGCGGCAAGCGTCACCAAATACCTGAGCATCACCCTGTCGCCGGCCGCCGGCGACAACGGCGCGCGGATCAACGCAGCGATCGCGGATGTCGCAGCCAACGGCGGGGGCACGGTGCGCCTGGCGGCGGGGGAGTACCCCAGCACGACCAGCGTCGTGATGATGGCGGGCGTGGACCTGGTCGGCCAGGGCATGCTCGCCACCGCCATCCAACCTGCAGCGGTGGACGGCATCACGTTCACCCACCTCGAGACCTACGGCAACAGCCGCATCAGCAACCTGAGCGTGGTCGGCGGCGCCGGCACCACGGCCAAGGTGGGCATCTACCAGGCCGGCACGCTGGACGATGACGACGAGCTTTACGGCATCACGATCGACAACGTCGGCGTGCGCCTGTTCAACACCGCGATGAAGTTCCGTACGGTGCGCAACGTGACGCTCGCCAACAATTGGCTGCAGGACGTCAACACCGGCATCAACCTGGCGGGCAAGTGCTTGGTCGTGAACATCCACGACAACAAGATCGTGTTCGGCGCGGGCAGCGGCGCGGGCACCAGCTACGCGATCGCCATCGACGACTTCAACTACACCGCCGGCAGCGGTGTCGTGCGGCCCGAGACGGTGCGGATTCGGGACAACCACATCTACGGGTTCGAGCAGGGCGTGTACTTCGACGGCGTGGTGTACGGGTTCGTGACCGGCTGCGACATCCAGGCGCGCGTGAACGGGGTGGCCTGGTCCACCGCCGACGCGATCATCGCGGTCACCGACAACTACATCCAGATCGCCGGCACCTCAGGCGCCGCGGCGGTCTACGCCGTGCCCCAGGCCAGCGTGATCAACAGCGCGAACCGCATCCGCGACAACCACATCAACGCCACCGGCACCGCAGCGCTCACCAGCATCGGGGTGCTGATCGGCACGGCGATCGCTGGCAACCAGGACAACACGGTCATCGAGGGCAACAGCTTCACCGGGTTCACGCTGCACGACATCGCCGTTTACGGGTCGGGCCATGTGCGGGTGCGGGACAACGAGTGCTACTCGAGCGGCCTGACCAACAGCATCCTGACCGCAGCGCTCCCGGGCATCAGCCGGCCCGTCGTGATCGAGAGCAACGACTGCGCGGCGGGCATCGGCTACGACACCGCCGACCTCACCAGCGGCGCGCTGCGCCTGGGCGACAACGTCACCGGCGGCACGGTGGTCGCGGGCAACCCCTGGATCACGCCGACCTTCGCCGCCGGCAACTTCACCGCCAACGGGTCGATGACCTGGACGGTGGAGTCGGGCGACGTCACGACCTACGCCTACCGCATCGACGGCAAGATGATGACGGTGCTGGTGACGATCGCCACGACCACGGTGGGCGGGACGCCCAACACGCAGCTGCGGATCGCGGTGCCGGCGGGCAGGACGTCGGCCAAGCGGGTGATCAACCCCTGCTTCCTGCTCGACAACAACGTGCGCGCCACAGGCTACCTGGACGTCGGGGCGGGGGCGACCTTCATCACGGTCAACCGCACCGACACCAGCAACTTCACGGCGAGCACCAACCTGACCTACGTCTACGGCGAGATCACGTTCGAGATCCAGTGACCTAAGCGTGCGCCTGCTCCTGGTTGGCCGCGGGGCTGACCAGGTCGAGGGTGGCCTCGAGCACCCGGATGCGCGCCTTCAGTTCCCGGTTCTCGCGGTCGAACTCGCGGACCCGCTGCTGCTGGAGTCGCAGGGCAAGGACTTCGCCAGGGGTGTAGCGGTCGCCACCTGGGGCGTAGAGCATGCCGTCGTGGAAGCGCCAGCCGGTCCACTTGCCTGCTGTGCCAGGTAGGTCTCCCAGCAGCGCACGCACCGCCAGAACTTGCGCCCCTGGTATGGAAATACGCCCAGAGACCCAGCGCAGAACTGTGGTGCGGTGCACGTTGAGGGCGCGCTCGACGCCCCGCTGGCCGATGAGCTCGATGAGTCGTTTGAGGTCACGTTGCGGAATCCGGTTGACCTCGAGCACAGGGCGCGCAGGAGGCGTGGGTTGCGAGGTGGCGAGCACCGGCGCCCGAGGGGGCAGGGGGGTCTCTGGGGGCTGGTGGCCGTTCCACAGCGCCTTGGGCTGGGCCATCGCTTCGCGGTTGGTGCGGCGCCAGGCGCTGGGGTTTTTCACTTGGGCGGCATCTGGTCTTCAAGGTTCATTTCGGGGTAGCTGCCGGTCAGCCAGAACTTACCGTCCTTGGTGTAGACCTCCACCTGGTGGATCGTCCACTGGGTGTCCGGGTCTTCGATCCGTACGGGCGTATCAGGCGGCAACTGCTGCAGCACCGCGATCAGTTCGGCTGCGGTCGGCCGGTCAAGGGTAGTTCGCATAATGCTGCTTCCGTTCAGGGGGTGGGCGCTGACGGATCAGCGGGTTGGGGTGTGCTTTGTGCACGGGGTCTGTGGTTCCGGTACGGGGTCGTCAGCCCGGCCAGGTGTCCGTCGCGCTTCGGGTAGGGCAGGGCCCGGGACTTCAGCACCTGGCGGATCGACGACCGCACACGGGCGTCGAGCGAGACCGGGATGATGTAGGTCAGCTTCGGCCGCCACTCGACGCGGCGCAGGACGTGGCCGGCACCGGCCGCCACCGCCTCGACATCAGGCCAGCGGGTGTGGCCGAACTTGCCGCTGACCATGCGCTTCGAGACCCGCTTGCCGTCGAGCTCAAAGTTCACCCACTGCTTGGCGTCGGTGCCCACGAAGACGGCGTTCAGTGCCTGGTAGATGCCGCCGTGGTGGCCTTGCGCGGTGTCGGAGTAGGAGAACACCCACTCGACCCCCTCGGCGGCCAGGATGCGGCACACAGCGGCCACGCACTGGGAGGCGGTGTTTCTGGGGGCGTCAGGGTGGCAGGCCACCCGGGTTACTTCGATGTCGCCAGGCCACTGGGTCAGGCCGAATTTGTCGGCCACCCCGAATCGGTTGGCCCCCTTGCCGACACCGACAACAGCCAGGCGGCCACAGTCATCGACCGCAGCAAAGAAGCGCGAGCCGCCAGCAGTGCCGGTGTAGTGGTACTGCGCAAACCAGGCGGCGGCGTCAGCTTTGGTGATCGGCACAACTTGCATCCTTCATTCTTTCATTACTCTCTGCTAAAGGAAACTGTAGCTGGCGCCACAGTCTCGGTTCGCATAATCAGGATTCAGACAGAGGTTGATCGGCCCGCACGTCAGCGGGTTGCGGGGTGCTTTGCGCACGCCATGCGCGGTAGTCGTCGACCAGCTTTTCGTTCTCGACCGAGGTTCCGTCGAGCGCCTCGACCGCGTCGGCCAGGCGCAGCAGCAGGTCGTGCATCGCCGGGGCCTGAGCGATCAGCGCCGCGTTCGCCTTGCCCTCTCCGTCGCGCATCATCCAGACCTTGGCGATCTGGTCGCGCTGGCTGCGGATCTGGACACCGTTGGCGACATGCCACGGGCCTG